TTCTTCTGTTTAATAGTCATAATATATTACTCCAATCTTAGTTAAAACGAGTTAATGAAGAATTTAATTATACACTACTGCCGCAAAAATAGCAATACAAAAATAACATAATCTTCATATAATTTATGCATAGCTGCTATTCCTTTTCTCACTACTCTAATTGTTAAGCTTATGTACTCCATGGTCCTATCACTTTCATGCGTTGGGCAATCAACCATTCCCCGCCTTGGTTAGAGGGGCGTTTAAATGTAGTGTAGTTCTCTATCTCTACCTCGAACCAAACCCTGTTACCGCCTTGTTTCAAGTGAGGAGCGTTAGGTTCTCTTCCACAATGCCACCCTGGACGATTAGCGAACCCTTTAGTAGGTATGTCCTCCGCCTCCAGCCATTCCCCTATGGGAACACGTTGTTTAGCACCTATGAACAAGGGACCAATAGAGCCGTCCTTACGTTGTTTGAATAGCTTGTAGGCTCTCATAATGACACCTCTATCCAGTTAACTCTATCCCTACGCCTAAGCTTCTTGCGTATCTTTAGCAATCTAATCCCCGCAACTACAATTGTAGTTACTTTAAAACGCTGACCTCTATTATATTCGATATATCGCCTGAATAAAAACATTGTTCTAATCTCCTTTATTAGTGTTTCCTATAGGCTACATTCTTGACCTGTTTAGACCAACATGCACGACATTGGTCACATTTACCGCCTTGTTGAGGTGCTGGACACTCATGCCCTATAGCTTCCCCCACCTTGTCAAATACAGTAGACGTATTGAGTCCATTAGGGGCGATACCGTTAACCTTAGAACCACTCAGGCGAACCACTAGGTTATCCGGCAATTCAACCCCTTTGAGCATATCGCGTTCCTGAGTAGGTAACCAGTGGTTGACCTGAGGTGTTAACCTAGCGACACGTACAATGGCCATTAGCATCTTTTTAGACTGTAAATCACCACTATCAAACCAGCGATGGTAACTTGTCCCGTTACGTTCTATTTGAAATACCATTGCCTGAACCCATTGTTCCGTCCTGGCTCTATTCCACTTCTCCAGATTAGCTTTCCATCCTTTGTCTACACTAGGGCGCAGTTTCTGCAGTTTCCTAGCGTAGCATTGATTGCATGGAGTACCTTTAACCATGGCAAGCTTTGAACCTGTTTTACAAGCGAATGCGTCAATGGCGTAGCTTGTCCCTGGCATTTTAGAATTACCCTTGGATACTTTACCGAATTCAATTGCTTCTTTAACTAACATTGGTTTCACCTTTCGCTTTTTCCCATATATCCATTAATACGTTATCGACATTATCCTTACCCCAACGATTATATATAACCCTTAGGAAACTATGGCTTTGTCCGTAAACAGGGTGCATATATTGTCCCCATCCGTTAGGTGTCCCATTAATTAAGTCGACGTATTCTTGGCAATCTCTATTCATATCCATTGTACTATACCCTTCCTTTGTTGCATTATTCATGCATATTTTAACAAGCTTATCTCTATACCTATTGCGTATCATTGTCAATACTCTTTGTATTGTTAACCTGCTTAGATCTTCACTGGATTTCTTATGTGTTACCAGTGAAGTGCTAAAGAGGTTAGTCTTTATCTAGCTTAACACCATCAGGCAATTGATTTCCTAAAGTATCCAATAGATCATTAACTTGTTCGAGAATACTATCAATATCATTATCGTCTACCTGATTAAACTTTTCCTCAGTTAATTTAAACCGTACATTCATTAAAAGCATAATATGTCACTCCTTTAGTTGGTTGGTTGGTAGTCTGCTTAGGTCTCCACTAGCAATCTTGTGATCACTAGTGGAATCCAAAGGAGGCTATCCTAACGATACTTTAACCGGATTGCGTAACTTAAGGTCATTCAATAAATCTTCCGCCTCTTCAAAGCTTGGTTTGTCCCAAAAACCACTATCAATATATAGATCATTGAATTTAACTAGTAGCGCCTCTTCATCTCCATAGGTGCCATGCTCATAGAATGACAAACCGCCTTGGCTGAATAAATATGTATGCATAGGTAAAACCCTCTCAATTGGTTAATTTGATCTTAGGACTATAGCAGCACCTCAATATCATTATCAATAGTTAAAGCATGTTTAGCTATATTACTATTGAATAACAGGATTGCCCTTATGTTATACCTTATCGTGCTATACAATATATATATACATCCCTGCAGTGTGTCCCTGAGATGACCTGAGATGACCTGAGATGACCTGAGAATAACCATACTCATGCATACTTTCTCCTCAAGTTCTCCCCATGCAATCCACATGCCACTCCTTAGGTCTACCTATGCAACCACTGCATACCTGCCATGCACCTAAGGAGTACCTAGGTGGCACCAATGTTGCACCTATGCAATAACCATGCCAAGTTCTACCTATGTAACTACCTATGTAGTTACTTAGGACACCTATGTTGACCTATGTAACTACCTATGTAGTTACTTAGGACACCTATGTTGACCTATGTAACTACCTATGTAGTTGTGGGGGGGGACCCCTGGAGCCTAAGGATAATTATTGTAATACACTCAGGATCACATGGGAAGCAATTTGGACTCCCTAGGTCTACTTAGGTCTACTTAGGTCTACTTAGGTCAACATAGGTAATTATGCCTATAATTTAGGCAGATAAGTTATCTATTTGTTATCCCTAAAGTAACAAAAGTGGTACTAATGTGAAGATAAAGCTTGACAAGTGGATATTTGCGGGTATACCTAAGGAGTACCTAAGGAATAATAAAAGAAGAATAAAGATATACTTTAAGGGTTGACTTTTGGTGCTAAATATGCTATAATAGGTGTATACCGTAAGCTACACTACTTAAGCAACAAGTACTCTACATGAGGGGTAATCATTTTGTTAAAACCATTAAGTTATTAACTCATGAAAAACACTTACTCCTTAAATAAATTCATTAAGTTAAATACCTTAAATCTCCCTTAATTCTACTTCACACCTTGCTCCTAAGGACTACTTAAGTAGACCTATCTGAAGAGTAATAGTGTTGTGTCTTTTTTATTAAGGTAAAAGTTTAAAGGAATATATTTATGTCTACTACTAAAGACGACTCGACACTACCTACGAAAAAGAGACCTCCGGGGAATCCTAATTTCTATAAAGGTATGCCCCCTATGAATCCCGAAGGCAGGAAGAAGGGTTCTGTAAATAAATACACTAAGTTGTCCAGAAAGTTAATGTCGGACAGGGGTCCTGAGATTGTCAATAAAGTTATTGAGATGGCACTTGAGGGTGATCGACATTGTTTAAAGATGTGTCTAGACAGAATTATTCCGACTTCCAAGGCAGTTGAGATTACCCATGACCACCAGGACCTAGGTATTAATATCATAGTTGAAGGTGTTAAGGCCATAGAGAAGAAGGAAGAGGAAGAGTTTAAGATCATTGAGGGCGAAGTCCTAGACAATGGCTGATCTTAAAGTCTCACTTCATGAGGCACAAATGGAGATATTTAAGTCTCCAAAGAGGTTCAAAGTGGCCTCATGTGGTCGTAGGTTCGGTAAGTCCTACTTAGCGGCATGGGTCCTAATAATCAAGGCCCTACAGTCAACAGATAAGGACGTATTTTATGTTGCCCCTACATTCCAACAGGCCAAGGACATCCTTTGGTCCATCCTTAAGACGGTTGGTAAGGACGTAATTAAGTCGGCACATGAGAATACTGCAACACTTACTCTGATTAATGATAGGAAGATATACTTAAAGGGGTCAGACAGGCCAGATACGTTACGAGGTGTAGGTCTTAGTTATGTCGTAATGGATGAATATGCCTCAATGAAGCCTGAGGTCTGGGAGATGATCCTTAGGCCCACTCTGGCTGACGTTAAGGGTGAGGCTTTATTCATAGGGACTCCTGCAGGTAAGAACCACTTTTGGCAACTTTGGGTTGACGCACAGAAGGAAGAGAATGCAGAGGAGTGGGAAGCATTTCAGTTCAATTCGACGGACAATACCTTTCTGGACCCAAAGGAGATCGAAGCAGCAAAGAAGAATATGTCTACCCAAGCCTTCAGACAAGAGTTTGAGGCAACATTTGAGTCCTTCACAGGAGGAGTCTTTAGGGAAGAATGGGTTAGATACGTAGACGAAGATAATTTTGATGACGTAAAGACCCAAGGGCATTATGTCATCTCAGTCGATCCGGCGGGTTATGAGAAGGCCAATAAGGACAGAGGTCTAAAGAGTTCTAAGCTGGACGAAACTGCAATAAGTGTAGTTAAGATAGTCCAAGACGAATGGTTAGTCAAAGATATACATCATGGTAGATGGGGTATTAAGGAGACAGCCAGTAAGATTTTGGACATTGCGGAGGACGTAAAAGCCACTACGGTAGGGATTGAGTCAGGCGCTCTTAAGAACGCCATTATGCCCTACATAGAGGACGAGATGAGAATACGTGGTAGGTGGGTCAATATTACTGACGTTAGCCACGGTGGTAAGAAGAAGCAGGACAGGATAGTATGGGCGCTACAGGGGCGTATGGAACACGGTAAGATCAAGTTCCGTAAGGCAGATTGGAACCATCACTTTGTTTCACAAATGCTTGACTTTCCTTCACCTTTGGCCCATGATGACTTACTTGACTCACTGGCCTACATAGACCAAGTTTCAGTAGCGGATTTCGCTACATCAATAGATTTAGAGGAATGGGAACCAATGGACACCGTATCGGGGTATTAATTTAAATGAGTTCAAACAATAAAGACTTAGCATACAATGACCCTCAGGCCTCACTCGCTTCTTGGGTTGTCGATAGAGTTACTCAGTGGGAAGACCACCGGAATACGAATTACCGTGACAGTTGGGACGAATACTATCGTATCTGGCGTGGTATCTGGGCGCATGAGGATAAACAACATAACTCAGAGAAGTCCAAACTTATTGCCCCTGCGACACAGCAAGCTATTGAGGCCATTGTGGCTGAACTAGAGGAAGCTGTATTTGGCAGGGAACAGTGGTTTGACCTAAGGGACGATATTAATGATCAGGATCAGACTGACGTTAAGGTAGTCAAAAAGAATCTTCAGGAGGACTTGGACAGGGCTAAAGTTAAGGACGCAGTAGTTGAGTCCATCCTTAATGCAGCCATCTTTGGTACAGGTATAGCTAAGATTAGAGTGGATGAAGAGACAGTAAAGAGTGCCAAGGAGTCTCCCATCCCCAATACACTCACTACGGACACTGTGGTGTATGAGGAAGACAAAGTTACGGTCAGAGTTGAGTCCCTAACACCTAAAGAGTTCGCCATAGACCCTACGGCTACATGTATTGATGAAGCCCTAGGCGTTGCCCAGGTAGTCATCAAGCCTAAGTACGAGATTATAGAGGGTATCAGAGAAGGTATCTATGAGGACAAACCTATAGGCAGTTATGATACAGCCGACATGGGCTTTGATGAGGAGACTAACTCTCAGGAGACCGATGACGATAAGGTTAAGATTACGGAGTACTGGGGGAGAGTCCCTAAGAAGTTCCTTGATGCCTCTAAGTCCACGACTGGAGATAGTTTTGATTACGATGATGATGAATTAGTCGAAGCAGTAGTTATTATTGCCAACGACTACGCCGTCTTGAAGGCTTCTGAGAACCCGTATCTAATGGGAGATCGTCCATTTATGGCCTTCCAATTGGATCGTGTCCCCAATAAGTTTTGGGGCAGAGGTGTCGCAGAGAAGGGATACAATCCACAGAAGGCTTTGGACGCTGAATTAAGGGCGCGTATTGACGGTATGGCTCTTACTGTCCATCCTATGATGGGTGTTGACGCCACTAGATTACCAAGAGGTGTTAAGTTTGAAGTCAAGGCGGGTAAGACTATCTTGACCAATGGTGACCCAAGGCAAACCTTAATGCCTATAAACTTTGGTCAAATAGCACAGTCCACCTTTACTGAGGCCAGTGAGATGGAACGTATGGTTCAGATGGGTACTGGTGCTATGGACAGTGCCACAAGTAACTTTACGAACCCACGTAACTCCACGGCAAGTGGGATGTCGATGCTTCAGGCAGCGTCCATTAAGCGCCAGAAGCGTACCATTATGAACTTCCAAGAGAACTTCTTAATCCCCATGATTAATAAGGCCGCTTGGAGATACATACAGTTTGATCCCTCCAGGTATCCCACAGGGGACTATAAATTCATTGCCTACTCCAGTATGGGTATTATGGCTAAGGAACTAGAGATGACTCAGATGATCCAGTTGTTGTCCATGACACAACAAGGGACACCTGCATTTGGTATTCTCCTTCTGTCCATCTTTGAGAACAGTTCCTTAAGTAACAGGGACGAACTTAAACAAGCCGTTATGCAATCTCTACAACCTGATCCAAAACAAGCACAGGTTCAGGAGATGGCACAGCAGTTGGAACTCATGAAGCTCCAAATGGAAATTGAAGAGATGAAGGCAGGTATTGCTAAGGAGATGGCTCAAGCAGCGAAGATACAGTCTGAGACCCAAGGTAATCACCCAGAGATTAAGATGGCTGAAGTCCAAATGGACCTTGCCGAAAAGATGGCGAGGATTGAGAAACTTAAGATGGATACACAGAACGTACAGTCCGAAACGTACCGTAATGTCCCTGAGGTTGATCATCTAAGGTCAGAGACAATCCTTAATCTAGCTAAGGCACGTATGGAACGGTCTAGATGACGGACCAAGAGTTTTTAGAGAAGCGTCTTGATTTGTTTAATAGTGACGCATGGAGTCTCTTCATGGAAGAGTTAACCACCATGGCAACGTCACTTGAAAACATTCAAACCATAGACGACGAGAAGACCCTCTTCCTTAGGAGAGGACAGGTGGAAATCCTTAATATGATAGTTAATCTAGAGGAAACCACTAAATTAGCGTTGGATCAATTAGAACTTAATGTCTAACTCCAGCAAATGTTAACTCCATAATCTTTAATAGGACGGAGGATTAGTAATATGGATAGTGTAGTTGTTGAAGAATCAGAAGTAGCCACAGAAAAAAATCAAGAAGTAGAACAGTTTGATGACATTACTGAGCAAGAGGCTCCTGTAGACACAGAACGGGAACAACCTCAAGAGTCAGAACTACCTGATAAGTTCAAAGGTAAGTCCATGGAGGAAATTGTTTCTTCCTATACTCACTTAGAACAAGAATTAGGTAGGAAGGGTCAAGAAATTGGAGAACTCAGACAGCTAACTGACGGTATCTTACAACAGCAACTTACCACTCCAACAAACGGTGCGTCTACACAAGAAGTAGAAGAGGTTGATTTCTTTGATGACCCTGACCAAGCGGTCAATAGGGCTATTGAGAACCATCCTAAGTTCCGTCAGTTTGAAGAGCAGCAAAGAGCGCATAGCGCCCAAGCTACAACTCAACAACTGGAAGCAGAGCATCCTGATTACCTACAGGTCGTAAGTGACCCTAAGTTTCAGGAGTGGGTTCAAGAAAGCCCGATACGCACTCAGTTATATGTTTCGGCCCATAACTATGATATTAATTCAGCGAGAGAACTTATTGGTAATTGGAAAGAACGCTCACTGATTAGTAACACTAGCGAGGCGGAATATGCAAAAGCTGAGAAACGAGAACAAGCCCTTAAGGCGGGGAAAGGTGTGTCGAGAACTTCTTCAGAGTCCACAGCCGGTAAGAAAATCTACCGTAGGGCTGATCTAATCAGACTCCGAACCAACGATCCTTCTCGTTATGAAAGCCTACAGGATGAAATCCTAGCGGCCTATGCAGACGGAAGGGTTAAATAGAGGCCTATAAAGAAAAAAGGAGCTAATCATGGCTTTAGGCACAAATCAACAGACCGTAACCACGGCAGCTAATTTTATCCCCGAATTGTGGTCGGATGAAGTTATTGCCTCCTACAAGCAGAACTTGGTGCTTGGTAATGTAGTCACCAAGATTAACCACAAAGGCAAAAAGGGCGATACGATTCATATCCCGGCCCCTGTCCGTGGTTCTGCTAATGCTAAATCCGCCAACACTCAAGTTACGCTGCAGGGTGATACCCACTCCGTAGTGAACCTGAGCATTAACAAACACTATGAATATTCCGTAGTGATTGAAGATATTGCTGAAGTTCAGGCTTTGTCCTCGCTGCGCCGGTTCTATACCGACGATGCGGGTTATGCGTTGGCTAACCAGATCGATGATGATCTGTTCACACAGTCTGAGGCCCTTCAGGGCGGCACTTCAGGTGCTGGCGTTTGGACTTCAGCGTTCATTGGTGGTGACGGTGTCACGGCTTATGATCCGACTGCAAACACCAACACTGGTAATGCTTCAGACATTACTGATGCAGGTATCCGTAAACTGATCCTGCTTCTTGATAATGCTGACGTACCGATGGACAATCGTTGCATGGTTATTCCTCCCATTGCTGCGAATGACATGTTGGGCATTAACCGCTTCACCGAACAACAGTACATTGGTGACGGTAATGCGATCAAGTCCGGTAAGATTGGTAGTATCTATGGCATGGACGTATTCGTTTCGTCCAACTGCGCCAACGAAACTGCCGCCGACACCTCTACCGTTCATCGTGTTGGTCTTATGATCCATAAGGATGCGATGGCGTTGGTTGAGCAACTTGGTGTTCGCTCTCAGACGCAGTACAAACAGGAGTACTTGGGTGACCTCTTCACTTCTGACTGCATCTATGGTGTAGGTGAACTACGGAATAACGCTGGCGTTGCCTTCGTTGTACCTAGCACCTAGGATGAATAGGGACTATAGGATACGGTTTGGAGTAATCCCTGGTGGGCTTATTTCAGATCGTGTCCTAGTCCTAAATCCTAACTACGGTGATCCTATAGGAAACTATGGGTCTCGCCCAGTAAAACCAGAGGCCTCTTGGTTTAAGAAACTCGAAACTAAGTGGCAATATTATAGTAGACTTGAAGACTCCATATTGACTGAGGGATTTAAGAACCCTATTTTCTGCCAAGCAATAGATGAGGGAACCTTCTCCCGATATGGAACTTCAAGGCTCTATATAGCACAAAAGAACAACTTAGAACTTCCTGTTATCATTGCTGATTACGTAGATAGTTGGGAGAACTTAGAGGAACTTAAGACAGCGGAAGACATCCTCACTAAGTTTCAAGACCCTCCTAATCTTCTTGAGTTAAATAAAGAAGACATGAGATTTGATGGTTGTAAACACTTCCATCTAGATGACGACACTATTACCCATATGGAGTTGATAGCATAATGCCGACATATAACTACACATGTAAGAAATGCGACCATATTCAGGAAGAGTTTAGACACATGGCTGATTGTAATGATCCCACTAAGTGTGACAAGTGTGGTGCTAAAGCATTAAAATCTTTATCTACCCCTGCTTTACACTTAGTATGGGGTGAGGACAAGTTTGCCAGAGAGCATGAAATTGAAGGTAATGGAGTTAGAAGCTACGTATAATGACTTCCACTAGGACACACCCTAAGTACACTGGACGGAAATCAAATGACAATTACACTTGAATCAGTCTTTAATGATACCTCCTATGATCTTGAACTTGAAAAGATTAAAGGTAAGATACAAAAGCTCTATATGGACCTTGTGGAGAAGACTTATAAATCATTGAATCCCAATGCAACTTCAGAACAACTTCAGTCCTTTCAGGAAGCCAATGCTTTAGAGTTTAAACAGAGTAATGACTTCGGTGAAGAGGCGGAAGGTCTTGAGAAAATACTTGATCTACTGGTTAACGACGAGAACTTAGATAAAGTCACTGATCAATCCTACGAAAAACCAGACGTAGAGAAGGGTGGAACAAAGGTTAAGGGTAAGGACAGCTTCTTCAAGGCCATTACAAAGGCCATTGAAATGCCCAAAGGTGGTCTATTTGATCACTTAGATAGCCGTAAGAAGACAAGCACCAAGGCACTTAAGACACCTAGAGGTTCCATAGCTCGTCTTATTAAGGATCAACCTAAGGTCGATACTCGCTCTTTACAGGACATTTGGGACGAGGAACGTGAGAAGCTTTTGGAATTAGTTCGGAAGCGTAATAAAGAACATGGTGTGAGGTTCTGGGAATGAGTCATTTTAAAGGTAAGCCAGTTAAAGTACGTAAGGCAAGGAAGTCTAAGAAGAAGTCCACTAGAGAAGGTCCCACTAAGGCTCAAAAACGTAACTTACTCAGATGGAAGTCTGAAGTTAGAGGCTTATAATGCGTAAAGGTAGAACTAAACCAGCATTTAAGCCATTCCCTAAGGAAAGGACCCCTGCTTGGTCAAGACAAAAAATATTCATGATGTTGTCCGACAGGAAACAGGAGCAAAGGTCACCTTTCTTATTTGGTGACTCCAAAGCACTTTATGGACAAGCTAAGTTTATATCTAGATAATAAAGGAAATAGGAAATGACTGATTTTACACCCGCAATAGCATGGTCAGGCAAGGACGCTCTAAGTGATGGGGACGCTAATAAGATCATCTCAGGTGATGACTTTAATACTGAGTTCTCAGGTGTCCAAACTGCAGTAAACTCTAAGTATGACTCGACGGACCTTGGTGTTACTCTCCAACAGTTCGATTCAGATACTGCCAAGTTAGATACGGCACAGGATTGGACAGCCATTCAGTCACTTATGCAACTTACGGATTACAGTGTGACTACTAATGCCATAGGTGGCACAGGTGGTGGTACCCAGGACATTGATATAGAACTTGGTAACTCAGTTACTGCCACTGTGGATACTTCAGCCAACACCTTCACCTTTAGTAATCCTACGGCTTCAGATGAGTTCTGTGGGTTTACCTTAGGGTTGACCAATGGTGCAAGTCAGACGGTGAACTGGCCGTCATCAGTTGATTGGGCCGGAGGATCAGCCCCAACCTTAACGACTTCAGGCGTCGATTGGTTAGTTTTTTGGACTGTCGATGGCGGCACAATCTGGAATGGCGCACTAGTTGGAGCGGCGTTCGCGTAATGACAAATTTACTCAAAGCCATGGCGGGTGCCGCTGGTGGAAGTGCTGCTGGCGGTTACGAGGTGGATAATTCAGTACGGTTTAATGACGACGACAACCCCTATATGTCGAAAACGTGGGGGAGCGCCCCCACTGACGCCCGACAGTTTGCAGTCATCTTGTGGTTTAAACCCTGCAATGTTGTTGATTACATGTACCACTGGACCTGCAATACGGGGACAGTCGATGGAAGGATACATGCTGGTTACGACACAAATCAAAGATTATCCATAACAATGTGGCAATCTGCTTCTTGGAAGAAGATAATCACAACTAGGCAATTTCGTGACCCGACTTCTTGGTATCATGTCATGTATGTCGTTGATATTGACAATGGCACATCAGCAGATCGTTTTCAAATCTGGGTTAATGGTGTTAGAGAAACTGACTTTGATACGGAAACACAACCGAGTACCGGCACTGATGTTTTATTCCTTAAAAGCGGCGAAACGGCTGTTCTTGGTGCCAATGCCGATGGTTCTAATTACTATCACGATGGGTACTTTTCGCAATACATAGTCCAAGACGGTGAAGCGCCCACAGATATGAGCCATGTAGGAGAATTTGACGACGAGGGTGAATGGCGTCCCATAGACGTAACTGGCCTCACGTTTGGAGCGAATGGTTTCCTCTTAGCCTTCTCAACAGCCCCTGGAACAGATGACGGCGCTGGCACTGACGTTTCAGGTAATGACAATCACTTCACAGACAGCGGCCTTGCTGCGAATGATCAAGTGACTGATTCGCCGACTAACAATTTTTGTACTATTGCTAGCAATAGTGAGCCACTTCACGCTGGTACGGGTGTGTGGACGGTTGCTAATGGCAATACCGAGGCGGGTCTAGCCTCTGGCACAGGTGATATGCATTATCGCACGACTATGCAAGTTTCAGAGGGCGAATGGTATTGGGAGGATACGGTTGGCACCCAGGGGGCATGGGGCGATATGTTTGGTATCCTCGAAATTAATACCGGGGGTCTATATAGCGTCCACAACTATAATGGCTCCCTGAACGCAGACACGACAACTAATTCTACCAGTGGTGGGGCGCAGGGGTACGGCAGTGGACTATCTTCGGGCGATACAGTATGCAACCATCTAGATCTAGAGAGCGGCGAGTACTCTATGAGAGTTAATGGCGGGTCTTGGCGTGAGCAATTAACCGGAATGTCCGGGGCCTGGTCCCCGATGATCGGAATGAATAACCAAACGGCTAGTTTTCAGGGTAACTGGGGTACATCTCCGAGAGGTAGCGGCGGCAATGCAGATGACAATGGTTATGGTGACTTTGACTATGCGCCTCCTACAAATGCACTGTCTCTTTGCACAGCCAACATGACCGCCCTGACTTTCGATCCAGCGGAGCATCATCAGGTGGAGCTAGTTAATAATGACTACATAGCCTACGGAGCCGGGACAGTCATTGGTGATATGACTGATTCTACGGCTGGTAATGCTCTCGCTAATGCATTTGATGATACAACGGTTTCAGATGATAATGGTAATAGCTCCGCAAAGCGGGGTACAGTAACGGATGCGTTTGCTGGCAAAGATTGGGGTTCTGGTGTTTCCAGGACCATTAACAGGTTCGATGTCTGGGACGTAAATAACGCTGGTTATTTCGATAACACCTCAGAAGGTAGGATACATCTTTACGGCTCGGACAGTACGCCCTCTAATGCAACAGATGGGACAGTTCTGTTTTCATCTGCTGCGTTTAATTCAACAGTAGCAAGTCAGCCTAAATCCTATGATGTCTCAGATGGTATTATCACGACTACCGCTTACCGCTATCATTGGGTAGCCTTTGTCCCAACCTCTAGCGCCAGCAATGTTCGATGTGGTGAGATACAATTCTACGAGAACTTCTTCACACTTGGTTGGAACGCCGATACCTATGACACGCTGTTTATAATTAAGAACCGTGATAGTAGTGAGGCGTGGTTCTGGATAGATGGTCTTAATGGCTACGATAAATATTATAGAACCTCTACCGTGGGGGACACACAGCAGACAGATGCTAATATCATTTCGGTCAGCGGGACGACTATCACTCTTGGGTCAACGCTTGCGGCTGATAATTATGTCGTTGAATGCCATAGAGCAGGGGACGCTGGTGGTGCCGAAAATACTGAAGGGACACCCATTACTACCACAGTATCAGCTAATTCTACGACACAATTCTCCATCGTTAACTACACCGGAACAGGCGTTAATGCTACAGTAGGTCATGGTCTTAGTGGTGCTGACGTTGTTATGGCATTTGCTGACGCTGCTGAAACAAGCATTTGTGGACACACTGGCGCAGGCTGGACAGGAACCTTGCGTCTAGATGCGACCTCAGCGCAGTCTACAGACGCCACAGTTTGGCAAGACACAGCACCCAACCCCACAGTAGTTACGATTGGCACTTATCAAAGCGTCAACAAATCATCCACGGCGATCACACTTTACTGTTTTAAAGCTGTCGAAGGCTACAGCGCATTTGGGAGTTATGAGGGTAATAATTCTCCGACGGGGCCGGTATTAAATACGGGGACCAACGCTAATTCCGTTATCTTCAAATCAATCGACGGCGTAAAACAATGGTCTATGATGAGGTCAGCCACAGAAGACGGCAATACTGGCGCAACTAACCAAATGTACCCCGACCAAACACAGACGGAAAGTGGCGCTGGTACAGAGGATGTGGATTTCATCTCTCCCGGTATTAAACTCAGGACTACTGATAACGCCATTAATGCGGCAGAGACTTACATCTACGGCATGTGGGGCACACCAACAGTCAACAAATCAGGAACTCCAGCGAAAGCGAGATAATTATGACGTACATTATTGAAGACTCCAGCCACACGCTGGTGAAGAAAATCAACAATTTATCGGCTGTTCAACGACCTGACGGTGGAATTACAACTAACGCTAGGGTAGACGAACAACTCCATGACGAAAGCGGCAATGAATATTTTATCCGTCGCATTGAAACCGTCACAGTCGGTGAAGGCCCAAGAAATCTTGGGCAGTCTGCTCCGAAATTTGAAGACGGCAGATGGATCGTTGAACATAAAAGAGGTGCAGCACTTCCACCACCGCCCGATCCGCAGCCTGGGGATGATCGATACGATTACGCTGAACTGCGGAGGCAGGAGTTTAACAAAAATCTGCCAATGGGCGACCAGGCTGACGCTATTCTCAAATGGGCCACCTCCATTCGCATGAAGCAAAGCGCAGTGGCTGACGCTGTTGATGGTCTGACGATTGAACAATTACCTGACATTGTCACCTCTGCTGCTGTCGAAGGCGATCCTGATGATGTTGTAACGCCGGGGACTATCCAGCTAACAGCAGATAGCTTAAATGACCTCAAGTCTGCGCTTGCGCCTATTTTTGATCTCCCCGCTGACCTTGATGGGATCGTCGGCCAATGGACGGCAGTTAAAGCCAAATTTCCGAAAGAGTAGAAAATATTAATGGTTAGACCTATTCTCCTCGCTATCGTTATTTTTGCTTGGTCATTACCCGCAACAGCGGAACTGTTGATGAGAAGCGTGGTAACGCAGATGGTTTGCGGTGATAGCGAGGACATGGGGAGATTTCTTGCGGGATCAGGGGCTTTTATCGTGGGCTACGGAAAAGGGCATGATGCGGATGTGTCTGTTGCTGTTTGGCAATTAAAGGACGGTCAGTTTATTGTGACAAGTCTTGATGAGAGTGGCGCTGGCTGTATCATTCAAGCCGGTAGCGATTGGAAAAGCAGTTTAGTAAAACTTGGGCCAGACACAGACGTAAAACTATAATGTGTCTATTGCCTCGTCAATATTGAGTACATATTATGGAACTAGGCGTAAGAGAATTAATGACAATTGCTACGGTTTTGAGTGGATTAGCCGCTACTTGGGGATTGGTAAGAGGCCAGATTGCGCGATTGTTGGAAGACCTAACAAAAGCCAACGACTCGATTACCACACTGTATACGAGGCTTGATCAGATGGAGTCATCAGACAGTGTGCAGAAACACCAGATTCGGGTGATCGCCAGTATGTTATCACCAGAGCAACGAGAGCAACGAGCAAGAGAGCTAGAATCTTTGCAGCATAAGGTTAGTTCAATTAGGCGGGATTGTGATACACTTATGTCGTCGCATAATGGCTCTCATCCTTACATACCACCGCCAGCGGGGTGTATAGATCAATGACCGAAACATCATGGCATCTTAGCAAGAACTTCACCATCGGTCATGTTCTGGCAGTGGTAGGGGTGATCAGCGCAGGGATAATCGCATTTAATACGCTGGAACAAACAGTGGCGAATGATGTTAGGGACTTACAGGCCCACAAAATCTCACAGTCGGCAGACCAGATACAACAAGTCGAAGCGAATCAAAATGATCGTGAGCAAATTAACGAGCTTAAAACGCAGACAGCGGTTATTCAAAACACGATAGAAATCATGCAGCGGACACTAGATGACAACCGACAGGATATAAAGGAAATTTTAACAGAGGTAAAAAGGCGATGACATTTTCTTGGGGCGAAGGAATTATTCTGATTGTGCTGGTCGTCATACTGATAAACCAAATAAGGTACAAATGACTCTGACAAAAAATATTGCAATGATTGTAGTGGCGGCTATTACAGGGTTCAGTCCAATGGGCGTCATGCTGGTACAGAATCATCTTGAGCGGCAGGAATTAGCATCAGGTGAGATCAACCGAACGGTTCTATTGAATCATTCGCTTTTTACTCATGCGGATACTTGGTTGCAATTGGTTATTCCGCAACTGAATGTGACAGCAACGGCTAAGAAATTCCTAACGATTAAGTTCGCTGCGTTCCAAGACAGTCTGAAAAAACTGGTCAAGTCCACAAATTTCAATGAATTGTCGGACTCTGAAATGCATACCTTGTTATCCCACAACCTAACTGAAACGGTTACAGATTATCTTGCAGATGCAAGACGAGGGGGGATATCAAGTGCGTTCATTGACAACTTCAATAAGTGGCATAGGCGGGTAGTGGACATTTTGGTAAGGGCGATTGAGGATAATGTCTACTCGGTAGTTCACACATCACAAAACGGTAAAATGTATGCGATTTTAACTGCTTATGACGCTGCTCTTGGTGCCACGATTGATGACGTTGAAAAGACGTTGATCCAACTGGACATAAAGGAGAAGTAGTATGCTTAGTTTACTTGGATCACTCTTGGGTTTTGGGACCAGCTTCCTGCCTAAAGTCATGGATTTCTTCCAGGATCGTGCTGATAAGAAGCACGAATTAGCGGTGATGACTAAGGCGGCAGAAATCCAACTGGATAGGACTGCGATAGATGCGAACATTAGAGAAGTTGAGACTATACACGAACACGATGCCTCTCTTGACGGGGGTGGCTTCATTAACGCTCTCCGTGCTAGTGTACGTCCTGTTATCACTTATCTTTTTATGGCCTTATTTATAGGGGTTGAAGTTACTACATATATGCTCCTATTGGACAAAGGTATTGAGCCAGGGGATGCACTTATTAATGTTTGGAACGATGAAGTTATGGCTATGTGGGCCGCAATCTTGGCCTTCTGGTTTGGTGGTAGGCAGTTTAGGAAGTGAGAACTAATGCAGAAGGTATTAAGTTGGTTAGTGATTTTGAGGGATTTCGTCCTCAAGTTTATAGAGACAGTGGTGGGATTCCTACTATTGGTTACGGTTCTTGTTTTACTCCTAATGGCTCTAGGGTTACAATGGATCATGGAGAAATTACACACGAAACAGCAATTAGTTATCTTGAGTTCGGCCTACAAACGGCTGAACAAGCGATTGGACGATTGGTTAGTACCCCTCTGACACACAACCAATTCTCAGCTTTAACATCGTTTGTGTACAATGTTGGATCAGGGAACTTCCAAAGAAGCACCATGAGAATGAAAATAAACAGAGGAAGTTTTGTGGATGCTAGTAACGAGTTCTGGAAGTGGCGTAGAGCCGCTGGTAGAATACTAAAGGGTTTGGTGAGGCGTAGAGAAGCAGAGCGTAGGCTGTTCACAAAGAAGGATATATAGAATGAGTTTTCGTACAGTTATAGATAGTGTGCTTACTAGGATGCGAGAGGACACCATAGGTTCCGACTGGACAAGCATCCTGTCTACTTCCTCAGAGACTGATGATTATCAGAAACTTATCGGTGAGTTAGTCAACGAGACTAAGTACTACATAGAGGACGCCTGGAATTGGGGTGTTCTAAGGACTATTGAGACAGTAACCACTGTAGCATCTACGGCTACCTATGACATGTCCGGTCTGGATAATAGGTCCCGTATCCTGCAGGTTATCGACAACACTAACGACCATCAATTGTCTCAGATTGGTGATAATGACTTTTATCATTTCACTTATGTAGGTACTACCCAAACTGGACAACCGACACATTTTAGACTTATTGATAACGACATATCGTTCTATCCCACCCCTGATGCGGTATATGACATTAAAGTTCACGCTATACAACCTCAGGATAGTCGTACACTAGCCGCAGACACCTTTAGTATTCCTGAACATTTAGTGATCCTAGGTGCTTATGCTCTGGCTCTTAATGAGCGAGGTGAGGATGGTGGTACTTTAAGTGACGTAGCTGCGACTAGGTTCGCCACTGCACTTACCGATGCTATTTCACATGATGAACTTCGGACTGTAGACGAGATAACTTGGTATGCCAGCTAAACCCACTACACCAGTAGTACTTAAGGGTCTAGGGTCTAAGGGACTTAATACACAATCTCAGAGTGCAACCCTATCCCCTGAGTGGCTTACTGTGGCTGAAAATGTAGTCTATGATCTTCAGGGTCGAATGGGGCCTCGTCAGGGTGCTAAACAGATTAGCAAGACCTTAGCTTCCTCAATCAAGTCCTTTGGTAACTACATTAAGTCAGATCGCACCAGAGAATTCTATGGTGGTTCAGGTGCCACTATAGTAAAACTGGACACAACGGTAACACCTAATAGTCTAACTACACAGTCCTTCGCAGGTACACCTCAAACCATTACCGATAGTAATTGGCAATGGATTAATTTCAATGATGAGTTCTGGGGTATACAAAGTGGACATAAGGTAATTAACTACGATGGAACTTCTTGGTACGATATTGATGATCTTAGTGCTTACGTTGCTGCTTCTGGAGTAACTACCTTTGACCCCTCATGTGGACTTGGTGACTTTGGTCGTATGTGGTACGGAGGTATTACTGAGGACGTAGGTACATTATACTACTCAGATAATCTCATTGGTGAGAAGTTGAACACCGGGGCTGCAGGTTCACTTGACCTTAAGACTGTGTGGGGTAACGATGAGATAATTGGTCTAGCTTCCCTTGAGGACAAGATCATTATCTTTGGTAAACAAAACATAGCTATCTACACAGGGGCCAATAATCCCTCGACAATGGTCCTTGATGACCTCATAAGGGACACTGGTCTCGCAGGTAGGGACAACATAGTCTACGTTGGGACCGACATCTACTTCCTTAGTTATGAGGGTCTTAAGTCCATAAAGCGTATCACTCAGACTGACGGTAAGTCTCCAATTGAGGATGTGTCGATAGCAGTAAGGAATGACTTAACGAGACTTATTGCCAAAGCGGACTTAGATACCGTAAAGAGTATCTACTACCAAAAGGAAGGTTTTGTTTTGACCTTCATGCCGGGATATAGCAGAACGTATTGTTTTGACTTTTCCTCTGGAAAAGGGTTGCCACGAATAACCACTTGGACCTTTACTGATGATCCTTTGTGTGGTGTCTCGACTATTGACGGTAAACTCTATATGGGTATCTCAGACTCCATAACTGAGTACGATGGTTATTATGACGTAACTATTGCAGATGTTACGGGGGCCTATGGTTCTGAGGGAGTTTGTGTAGCAGCTAGTAACACATGGGAAACATCTACTTGCTGGAGCTACACCAACAACGACTACAACTGGACCTTTCAGTCTCCCTGGATGGACTTTGGTGATCAAGTTTTTGCTAAGATACTCAAGAGGGGTCTATTCACAGTTACTGGTGGTCAAGGTGCTGCCTCAACGATTACTATCGCTAAGGACTACGAGGAGGACTCGACGTACTCTAAGACCTTTAACTTAGTGACCGACGCAATTACGTATCTTTGGGGTAGTGCGGCCTCACTATACGGTGCAGCTAAGTATGCACCTGCAGACGGACCAAAGGAGTACACATTACCTTTGGCACGTACAGGTAAAGTCATTAGACTTAAGATGGTTACTGAAGTTTCGGGGAATTACTCGAGTTTAGTGAATACTACATTTTTGACCAAACAAGGTAAAATTAGGTAAATAGGAAGAGGAAGTTATTATGGCAGATTGGTGGGACGTAGCTGGACAGGTAATTGGAGGTGGATTAAGTTGGCTTGGTGCTAGGGACAACGCCGATGCGGCTCTACAGGCCTCTCAACAGTCAGCCGATGCGATTACGGCTGCAGCCAGAGAGGCGACGAGGGCTGCTGAACCTTGGTCCATAGGTAGCCTTGGTGGTACGGCTCAGTTCGATGATGACACGGGTACTGGCTTACTGAACTTGTCCCCTGAGTTAGCCCAGGTGTACCAAGGTGCCTTAACTCGTAGTGGTCTATGGGGAGAACAAGCTCTTAAATATGGGCTAGACCCTTTTGAAGCTGCCAATACTTTTTATAATCAACAACAAGAGTACTATCAACCTCAGGAAGACAAACTACGTACTGACTTGGAGACACGTTTGTTGGCCCAAGGTAGGTTAGGTTCTACTGGTGGCGCTCATAACATGGGGCAACTTGAGGAAGCCATAGGACAAGGGCAGACACAACGTAGAACTCAGGCCTTCTCTCAGGCCCAGTCATTAATCAACAGTCTGCTTGGTAGAGAAAGTGGTGACATTGCTACAGCAACTGGTCTCCTTGACATACCACTTCAGTTGAGTAATGTTGGTAGAGGTATAGGCGGTAATTTGGGCGGCGTTGCGGCGGCGGGACTTAAGTCCAGGGCCGACGCAGCACAGAACCTTAGTGCCACTATGGCTGCAGGTGGTACCGGGTGGGGTAATGCCCTAACCGGACTTGGTGGTATGTTTACCAATAACTTTGAACGACCAAAACAACAACCAATCAACATTACCTTACCACGTGGTACATAAAAATGGCTATTGAAGGACTTACGGGAGGAGACATACCTCAGTGGCTAGAGGACTGGTTGTTGTTTTTAGGGGTTATGTCCCCTGAGGAAGCGACTAACGAGATTAGTGCTGTGAATGACACACAGAGTTCCAATAACAATGCGCGACATACTGCTATGGTCCCTTTGTCTGATGGTTCCGCTGATCTAAACAATGATCCTACTTATAACTCTAATTCAAATGTGTCCTTAAGTGACTTCTTCTCCTTGAACAACTTAGGTAAAAGTTTTACGGGTGCCTCTGATGACCTAAGTAAGGCCTGGGGGAACAATAACTTTAATACAAGTGATTTTATAAATGCCATAACTCCTGGTTTTATGGGGGGTAATACAGCAAGTAAACCTGGGTATTCAGTAACCCCATGGGATCAAGTTTTGTCTAATTCTACGACATTGTCTGGTGCCACAAGGAACGCACGTAATGTAGATGCATTTTGGTCCAATCAAAACTCTCCTATTATGGGTAAGTTAGCTGGACTTTCGGCGTTGGCAATTCCTGCGGCAAGTCTTATCCCTGGTGGTTCTTTACTGGGTCTTGCAGGTGGTCTGTTTAATGCTATGGGTGCATATCAAGACCCAAGTAAAGTTGAAGGTCCTTCCTATTACGATTGGGAAAGTGGTATGTTCGGAGGGGCACTTAACAGTGATACTCCAAGCGGTTATTTCTACCAAGAAGGTGCTAAAAATAATGCTAATTTTGCTGCAGAACTTGCAGCCTTAGACCCTGGATCACAATCACCAACGTCCTTAGGTTGGGCTTTAAATGCTGATCTTGCCGATGCCTTATCTCTTGGTTTAACACCGGACAATATGGCTTGGGGTACTGATTTATTTACTGAGGAGCCTCAGAACTATGGACAACAAATGTCCCAGTACGGAGTGACTAATGATGAAGCTATTAACTCCCTTTCGGCACAACGAGGTAACGCTTGGAACGCCTTCGCAGCTAACTTAGAAAGCCAAGACCCAACTATAGGTTATAATCAGTTGTCCGACTTAGCACAACAAGAAGCTCAGAATATGCAGGGAGAGGCTGAGGCAGCGGCTGAGGCAGCGGCACAGGAAGCGGCTGAACAGTTCGCTGAGTTAATCGGCGATAACCCCTCAGCAGGCAATACTTATGGAGGAGGTGGTGATAGTCCAGGTGGCTTTGGTGGTGGTTCTGAAGGTGATGTTGGCGGCATGTCTGGTGCAGACGGCTGGATGTAATACTAAGGTTAACAAAGGAAGATATAGACATGGCAACTAACAATCCATTTAATTTATTCCAAGGGGCTACTCCGGGTGACGTACAGCAACTTATGCGCCAAGAGAGAGCCAAGAGGATACAGGATCAATTTAATACTGTAGCCGCTACTGGTAATGTCCCCGCTGCAGTGGCCGCTAGGGCGCGTCAGGCACAAATTGAGGCTATTCAAGGTGCCGGTGGTGGTCTCTTAGGGGCCGCAGGTATGCGTAGGGAGGACCCTAGGCTACTTAAGGCACGTAAGAGAGAGACTGACAAAGCTAAGTACATGGAGATGTTCAAGGACCTTAAGATGGATAGTCCTGAGGACTTCTATAAGATGTCTCAAGTCTTTATGGCTGATGGTTATATACAGGAAGCTCTTCAACTAACGGATCAGGGCCATGCCTTTAGGAAAGAGGCCAGAGGTGATAAGGGTCTGGACCTTAAGGCAGCTGCGGATGCATTTGATCGTGAACATAAAACACATGGGATGTCAGTTAAGAACAAGACCTTACAGCTCAATGAACTCATGGCTAGACATGGCCGTCAGCTTGACTGGTCTAAGTTTGGTCTGGCCGAAAAGGACTACGGTCTTAAGAGGGATATATTCATAGCTCAGGAAGCCTTCAGGGATAGGTCCCAAGGGTGGAAAGAGAAGATGGATGAGATCAACAACAAGCTGGCTGAACGTGGTTTGGACATCCGTGTGGAGGGTAACAACATTGCCCGTCTTGGTACTGTGGGGAACTTAGAACTAGGGAAAGCGAGGCTCTCATTTGATCAAGTGAAAGAGTTGTTTAAACAAGACCTAGAGACAAGTAGACTAGGTATTGACAAGATGTTGGCCCAAAATAGGGTCTTTGTTGATGGTAAGAACATAGAACACCAAGGGCTGTCCTTAGAACATCGTAAGGAAGTGGCGAAACAAGACCACGACCTACGCCAGACTTTAGGTATTGGTAATCTTCAACATAAGGCCGCTAGTCTTAAGGTACAAAAGTACGCCACTGAACATGATATAGCACTTAAGTACAAAGGTCAGGCTTTAAACGAAAGGCAACACTCAGAGAATATGGAGCTTCTGAGGAATAGGTTTGACTTTGATAAATATAAGTTTACCGCTACTATGAATGAGACAGCCAAGCAACGTGTTGTTAACATGGAACTTGCTGAACGTAGGCTTGAACTACAGGAACGTGGTATTGATATAGATGAGTTAGATAAATCAGAACGTAGAAACTTAGCGTCTAAGATGTTTGCTGAGGACAAGCGTATGAACATACATAAGATGTCCGAGGACGAGAAGAATAGGCATCTCACTGAGCAACTTGCTAACTATAGTAACCATTGGAAGGGAAGGGCAGACGAAGTAGCACGTATGTCACTAACACAGAAGAAGGAACTATGGAAAGAAGAGATGGCCTTTAAGACTAGGATGGCCCATATTGAAGGGGAGTATACGATAGGTGCTGCTGCCATTAAAGCCAAGGCTCCTAAGCCTACTGAAGTAAAGGCCGTGACTGACAATGATCTATTGGAAATGGAGAACTTTCTTGAGGCTCATCCTGATATTGAAAAGAGAATAAAGAACTCAGGCATAGGACCTTGGTATACTGGAGGTAATGACACAGAACAACTCTCAGCCCTTAGTAGTAAATATAAAGCTTGGAAAGGGAAGAATAAAGGAAGAGGAATGACTAACTTCTTTGATGCAATGGTAGGTTCTAAAACAGGAGCCTCTGATGGAGGTGATGATAACTTCAAAGGCACTACAGTTAAGAAGAAAAAAGGTAACCAGGAGTGACAGTCTTAACACTTGCGGACATACAAAGCTCAGAGACTCTTCAGTCCTTAGGCGCACTTGCGGGTGACAAGGTTGAGGATGGTGGCTTAGTACGTGTGTTCTCTGAAGATGAGGACGAACTAGGGCAGAAGATCACTGCACAGGACATCTCTCAAAGTGAGACACTTCAGAAGCTAGGTGCTAAAGACGGAGACCGTGTTGTCAACGGGGAGTTGATCCAGACTGAACAGGACTCAGCATGGAGAGCCTTTAGGTACGGCAAGGCTAAGGGTGAGGAAGAGGGTATCGTTGACTATGCCACTAACATACTGACACAACACTTTCCTACAGTGGGCAACATGGTGGACTATGGTCTTAATCGTATTGCCCACCATCTTCTTCCGGGTGACCTCACTGATACTTGGGCTGATAAATTAAGAAGCCATAACCGTAAGTATCAATCTGCCGATGAGAGATATGGTGAGGGGTTCACTCAGGCCACACCGGACCAACGTAGGGAGATGATGCTACGGGCCAAGGAACGTGCATTACAGAAGCAGTTCAAAGGTTACGTACCTCAGGGTGGTTTTGCTCAGGGTACCGGTGAAATATGGGGTACACTTAAGGACCCTACTACACTCCTTCCTGCTGGTCAGGGCATTAAAGCCATGGTGGGTATAGGTGCGGCTATGGGTGGGACCTATAGTGCCGCTCAGGACTTAGCGACTAAGGGGAAAGTTGACCCCACTAAGGCTGGTCTCTTTGCTGCTGGTGGTGCCGTGTTACCCGTCGGTATAGTAGGTGGTTTCAAAGCCATCCCTATAGTCAAGAAGGGTGTGGCTGGTCTGTACACTAAGGGTACATCACAGAAGATAGTACGTAAGGCTCAGGCTCTGATAGCCAAGAAGCAGAGTCAAGGAATTACTGTGACTGAGAAGTCTCTCCCTGAGATAGCACAGGAAATAGGTGTGTCACCCTCAAGACTGGTTGACTCATACAAGGCACAGAAGGTAGAGCCTAGGTTCCATAGCTCAGTGGACGAGGCAGAGAAGGCACTACAGGCCTCCATAGCTGAGGACAGTTCCATGTTAAGGACTGTATCCAAACAGGCAGACAACTTCTTAGGTGCCCTCTCGACACGTATAAAGAACATAGACGATGGACTCTATGGTAGACTTATGAAGGCTGAGTTCGACCTACATAAGAACACCCAAGGCTACCTGTCACGTACCGAACCCTTTATGAGACAGATGGACACTTTACCTAAGGAAGCCCAACAGGAATTAAACTTCTATCTACGTAGTGGTAACTTTGACGCAGCCGAGAGTTGGATGAGAGCCAAGGCACCTCAGTTACTTGAGACTACTACAGGCCCCACCAGGATGGTCATACGTCCATTCGATGACGTTAAGCAAGTGTTGACTGACTTAGGTGAGGAGTTGGCCGCTAATGGTCATAAGGTGGACGTAGAGAACTACTTCCCCTCCAGTGTCAAGAGCTACGAAGGTATACTTAAGGGACTTGGTGTCAAACAAAGAAACATATTTACTAAGGAACTGGAGAAAGTAGCCGCAAGTAAGAAAAAGACAGTGGGACAACTTACTGACACAGAAAGAGATAGAGCTATAGAGAAGGTTATCAAGGGGAAGAACTTTGATAAGTCTGACGTAGGGCCTAGGAATACTAAGCAAAGAATGTTGGGACCTGAGGACTTAAGTGTTGAACTGATGAAGCATTATGAGTCCCCTGTCCATGCACTTCAGTCCTACATTAGGTCCTCAGTTAACCATGTGGAACGTAAGAAGTTCTTTGGTAAGACTGTGGTGGATGATCTTGATGACGCTTCAGGGATGGACGTAAACGCCTCTATCTCTACACTAGTGGAAGAGATGAATGCTAGGGGTAACCTCACTACTGATCAGGCATTAGAACTACAGAAGGTCTTAGGTGCTAGGTGGTCTAGTGACGGGAAGCAGATGCATGGTGCATTGATTGGTATAAAGAACTTAGGTTACATAGGTACACTTGGGGACTTCATGTCCACCCTAACACAGATTGCGGACACAACTAACATCATGGGTTATCATGGGTTTGGTAATACCATCAAGGCCGCATTCAAAGCCAAGGACTTCAAACTGGACGACATAGGTATGGCGGACAGTATTGCCAGAGAACTAGGTGACTCAGGTAAGTTCTCCAAAACACTCAACAGTGTCCTTAAGGTTACTGGTTTTAAGAAGATAGATAGGTTTGGTAAAGAGACCTTAATGAATGCAGTTAAGAAAAAGTACAGTAAGCAATTGAACACTCAGAAAGGTGTCGATAAGTTCAAAGAGAAATGGGGAGACATATATGGTCCTGAAATTGACACTATCATAGGTCAACTTCAGAGAGGTGAGAAGACTGAACTTACTAACCTCCATATGTTTACTAAGCTATCTGAGCATCAGCCCATCTCCTACAGTGAGTACCCCGCCGCCTATATGAACAACCCTAATGGCAGGATATTCTATATGCTCAAGTCCTTTACCCTTAAGCAGTACGACTTGGTCAGACGTAATCTATATCAGGAGTTTAAGAAGGCAGGTAGTAAAAGAGCTAAGGCTAAGGTAATGGCTAAGGCAGGTAAGGTTGCCGCCTTCATGTCAGCCGGTGGTTTAGGCGTGGACAAGACAAAGGATTGGATATTAGGTAGGGACATTAAACCTGAGGACTTAGGATGGGACGCTGTCTATGCTTTGGCGGGTGCCTTTGGTGTCAACAAGTACGCAGGTGATAAGTTCCTTAAGCAGGGGGACTTAGCTGGTTTTGCGGATAACCTTACTGACATACCATTGCCTGTGTTCCAAGGGATACAGTCCCTAATGACGGGTGACTTCACTAAGACCGCTAAGTCAGTACCCATCATAGGCAGGACGTTACACTCAAGGGCCTTTGGTGGGGCTAAGAAGTACAATAAGAAGCTAAGGAAAAGTAGATGACCTGTCGTACCTTCCTAAAACGTATTATAGCCAGAGAACGCTACCTCTGTAGGTCCTTCTGGCTACATACGAAACACTATAGAAAAGGTTAAACCCCCTATTTTGGGCAAATTACCCCTTGTTTCTAAAGGATAATTCA